GGTCAAACTTAGCCGGTGAGTCGTACTGCAAGCCGGTAGCGTCACCGCCTGCGCCAACGGTGGCGTAATTGCCGTAACTATCCACAAAGTTAGCGACCGAGTTGCCACCAACAATGACCGGCGACTGCAACGACACCATGACGTTCTTGGAGAAGTTGCAAGTTTTTCGGATGCTATCTCCGAAGTTAATTAAACCCTCGGGGATCGTTGAGTAAGTGTGGAACAGACAATTATCAACCGTCAGCACTTCAGCAAAGATGTTGTTAGCGTCTTTGCGCGTCCAAATAACGGTTTTGCCAGAGTCAGTCGTGCCTTGCGCGTCTTCAAACCAGCAGCCTTCAAAGCGCGGGAACAGGATGCCCGACAGCAATACAACCGCTGCGGTTGGATCAAGGAACTCAAAAATACAGTCGCGGAACACCAGTTCGTAGCCAGTTTGGAACTCTACGTTTGACTGCGGAGCGCCGCCGCCCTTAAACCAGCACTGCTCAATGACGTTAATGTTAGTCAGATTAACTGGCGCAGTGCCGATAGACTCGATGGCTTTCATCGGATTGCCAGAGCCAGAACCAAACACGCCGAACGTGCAGCGGTAGACGTGTGAGCCGATTAGCACGCCCTTGATACCAGCCGACAAGCGACCGTAGAAATCACAGTCAGAAATCAACAAGTGCGACAGGTACACGCCAGAGGGCGAATAGATAGCCCATCGAGTAGCCGAAGCGTTATCCGAGTCAAACGTCAGGTTTTGGATAATGCCGTTTTCAGCGGTAAAGGCGGTGGCAACTTGAAAGTAGCCTTGGATCGTACCGCCCGACCCCATGATGATGGACTTGCCTTTGACGCCAGAAATTTCAAAGTTGTTCTGCGACAGGATAATCGGCGAAGTGATCTTGTAGGTGCCAGCGGGAAAGAACACCGACTTGTTGGCCGTAATGGCAGCCTGGATAGCCGCCGTGTCGTCCGCAACGCCATCACCCACAGCGCCGTAAGACTTCACGCTGACAACAGGCGCAATAGCCGATACCGGCGTCTTCTTGGTTACGCCGCCCTGAACGATAGGTGCCAGTTCGGCGCCAGAGAGCGGAACCGATGCGTTCGTCAGTTGTGAAATCTTAATCGTAGACATGTCTTACTCCGTTACCCACGGCAAATTGACGGGGACTGGCTCCGGCTGCGGGTGCTTGGCGTCTTCTTCTGCCTTGGCAGCACGAGCCTCCATATCCGCCTTGGAGATTCTAGCCCACACCCAGCCCAGCACGACCTCTTCCGTCAGGTCTGCAAACGGAATGAAGTCGCCAGCGGGCAACATCAATTCCGTCACGGCATCAATCAGGCCGAGTTGCCAATGCACCAAATAGACGACGTTATCTTTGCCGTCGAGGTG